ACCATGCGTAGAGCATGTCGATGGCGCGCTGTTGGTATCCGCGGAGCATCACCCGACGATCCTCCCCCCGAACCGCTGGCGCAACTCCTCGATGCACTTGTTGCCCAGGGCTTTGGGATTGGCCAGTATCTCGCGGCTGGTATAGACGTGCGCGTCGCCTTCCCCGTTGGCCACGTCGCGGCCTTCGATGACATACACAGCCGTCCATTCGTCCAGACCATCCTTGCGCTGCCACGGCACCAGATCAGGATGCAGGACGTGGCCGTCACAGCCCTGCCGCTGGAACTCGACAGGGATGTCGTCTGCATCGTAGCGCTCGCAGCGCCATGTGCCGTTCTCCAGCGCCGTGCTGTGGGCACAGGTACGGCAATTGACGTGTTGCGTCAGCCTCGTTTCGTGACAAAACTCATGCGCCGGGCATTGCTTGCACTGATACCAGGACGGATCGGCGCTGATCGGCTCTGGCATGCGGTCGGAGAGCGCGATCCTGCGGCCTCGCTCGATGTACTTCTCGGCCACCTCCTGCTCGTAGCGCACGCGCTCGGTGTAGATACGGTCGTCGTCCTTGCAGACGGCCACGTACAAGGCCCGGTCGATCTTGGTGCCGTGCATGTAAAGCTGCATCTGGACCCAGTGCTCCGGCTTGGCCTTTTCGACCCCGTTCTTCTCCAGGTCGTCAAAGGACTTCTTGCTGTGCGTCTTGAACTCGGCGATGTGGCGCTTCCTGGGCGCTTCCGGCACGCCTGACTCGATGATGGCGTCGATGCTGCCGGATACGTGCGCGCCGAAGTCCACGAGCACCTGCTGCTTGCCTGCGCGACGCACATCGAGGCCAATGGCACGCAGGTCCGACACAATGACGGCCTCTTCCATCTGGCCGCGGCGGAACAGGCGCAGAATGCGGCCGGGGAACTTGGGCTGGACGGCCCACCGGAAGGACAGCCACAGCCAGCGGTCGCAGGGGTGGCCCAACTGGCTGCATCCCATGTGCGGTCTGGGCGGCTCGGCCAGCGACTCGTGGTACTTGTCGATCTTGGCCTGTATGCTATGATTCGGCTCGGGTATTTTCATCGCGTCACCTCCTTAGTCTTGACCAGCCCAGCTCGCGCAGGGCTGGTCTTTTTCTCAAATCACCGCTTCGCCCAGGGCGGCGCGGCCTTGCTGGGCGCGGATGCGGCGGGGGCGGATGCGGCGGGCGCGAAGGTTGGCGCAGCGCCGGGGATCGCCTTGAAGCCCTTGACCTCGTTCTGAGCATCATATTGCTCGGTCGCGTCGCGCACGCTCAGCTTGATCAACAGACTACCGCCGATCAGTTGGTCGGTGTCGGTGATCCTGGCCAATCCGATGGCTCGCATGAGATCGCCAAGCTGCTGGCGGCCGATCTCTTCGGCTTTGGCACTGGCGTTTCTGATGTTGATGTTGCCGAACACCACGCGGCCCTGATGGGTGGGGCCTGTGATGTCGTAGCGGACTTTGATGTACTGGCCCGAGCCGTCCTTGGTTGGCTTGAGTTCAGCGGCCGTGATGTGGGCGTTGTACCAGCCGGGTGGCAGCGGCTCGTAGGTGTTGCCCTGCGGCAGGTCGTTTGCGTCAAAGGTTTGTCCTAGATATGCCATGATTTACTCCTTTGGAATGATGGTGAATGATGGGCGACCGGGCTTAGCCGTGATGGCCGCCGACAGGGGGCTGGTGATGGACGGGTCGGCCGCCTTCCATGCGGTCATGTTGATCTCCGGTTTCCACCGGAACAGATAGGACAGGTGATCGGCCAAACCGTGCTCGGCTGCAATTTCCTGCAACTTGTCGCTATCGACCTTGCGGTCGATGCGGCCGACGATCTTGATCGTGTACCGGTCCGGATCGATCGTTTCGGTGCCATCCAGTGTTGCGGCGACCCCGGCCAAGGACTTGATGCGATCCTCGATCCTGCGGCGGTCCGCGATCGCCTGGCGCTCGGCCTCCTTGGCCGCCAGCCACATGGCGGCCAGTTCGTTGAGATCATCAGTCAGTTTGTCTGGCATGATCACTTGCCTCCCTGTATCTTGGCGATGATCGCGCCAAGGTCGGGCGCTTCCCACATGTCCAGCTTCCCGCTGCGATCTTTCGCCAGCCAGAGGCCGTCGCTGTCGCACATCAGGGCGCGCTGGATGACGCCTTCGGCGTCTTTCTCAACGCGCAGCGCCAGCACCTCATCGAAAAAGTAGGGCAGCGCCTGGCCGGTCTTGTTGCCGGGCATCGAGGGCGAGTACAAGACCCGGCCCAGCTCGTCCTGCGTCTTTTCGAGCTTGGCGCTCATGTAGACGTGGCGGCCGGGCAGGTCGCGGAAGGCGCGAATAATGTCGGCCACCTGCTCCTGCATCGCACCGTAGGCCTGCCGCAGATCCTTCGTCGCCCGCTTCTCCGCAGACAGGACCACTTCTGCAATCTCGCTGATCGAATCGAGCGCCACGGACTGGTACGCCTTGGCCTCGTCCGACCCGGCGAGCCACGCATAGGCCTCCCTCAGCGTATCAAGATCGGCGATCTCGATATAGGGCAGGTCTGCGTCCCGAATGGACAGCAGCCCGCCCTCAGCAGAGAGAATGATCGGGTCAGGCAGGGCTTTGATCAGGGTAGTCTTGCCTGCCCCTGCCTGCCCATAAACGAGCAGCTTTACCCCGTTGGCAGCCAGGCTGCCAGTGGTTTTTACGCTGATTGCCATCATGTACCTCCTTTGTGTTGCTGCGCCTTCGGCCAATCCGGTCGCGCAGTGGTTGCGTTCTGCTACAACTCGCAGTAACATGTCAACACCTTGATGGGAAATTTCTACGGAGGATTGAAAATGCTGACATTAGAGCAGATCCGCGCCGCCCTGCGAGACCGCAGGCTGGCCAAGGTGGCGGAGGCAACCGGCCTGCACTATAACACCATACGGGAGATACGCGACAACCCCGATGCCAACCCCACGTACAAGGTGATCCGGGCTCTGTCGGACTACCTCACAAGGGGGGTGACGTATGGCGGATCTGACTAAAATCCTGAGCGGCCCCTGGTCGCCACCAGAAAAGCGCGTTGCCCCTCCGGAGGAGCAGCTGATCGACGCCATTCGGGCGGCAGGCCTTGAACCACCGGACCACGTGGAGCTCGATGGCAGGCTGCACAGGTTCCGATCTGGCACCAATGGCAAATCCGGTCCCGGCGACAAGGCAGGCTGGTACGTGGCGTTCGGAGACGGCGTTCCGGCAGGGCGATTTGGCTGCTGGCGCGCCGGCGTGGATGTGGCATGGCGCGCTGACGTCGGTAGGCAATTGTCGCCTGCAGAGGAGATGATGCACGCCAGGCGGATGGCCGAAGCCAAGGCGCTGCGCGACGCCGAGATGGAGCGTCGCCGCGAGGTGGCAGCGGCGACCGTCGAGACAATCTGGGCATCAGCCAAACCGGCCAGCCCCGACCACCCCTACCTGCAGCGCAAGGGGATCGGCGCGCATGGGGCGCGCGTGACCGGCGACGGTCGCCTGGTGGTGCCCCTGTACGGCCAGGACGGCAGCCTCTCCAGCCTGCAGTACATCGCCCACGACGGCAGCAAGCTTTACCACCCTGGCGGCCAGACAGGCGGCAAATTCTGGATGCTCGGCACGATGGACGAGCCCGGCACGCTGTACGTGGCGGAGGGCTTCGCCACGGCGGCTACGATTCACGAGGCGACCGGCCGCCCATGCGTCGTGGCGTACAGCGCCAGCAACCTGGTGCCGGTCACCGGCATCCTGCGCGAGATGTACGGCGCGACCCAGGACATCGTGATCGTGGCCGACAACGACGCGTCCGGCGTGGGTCAGCGCTACGCTGAGCAAGCCTCGGTCAAGTTCGGCGTGCGCGTGGTCATTCCTCCAATCGAGGGGATGGACGCCAACGATTACGCCAGGGCGGGACACGATCTGGCCAGCCTGCTGCTGCCACCGGCAGACGATTGGCTGATCCCGGCCGACGACTTCTCGGCCAAGCCTGCCCCCATCTCATGGCTGGTAAAGCGGTGGGTGCAGGATCAAGCGCTGATCATGGTCCACGGCCCATCAGGCGGCGGTAAAACATTTGTGGTGTTGGACTGGTGCCTGCGCATGGCCAGCGGGATGAGCGACTGGTGTGGTCACAAGGTCAAGCCGGGCAATGTGGTCTATCTGGCCGGCGAAGGTCACCACGGCTTGCGTGGGCGCATTGCAGCTTGGAAGCACTATCACCA